GTCCAGCACGTCGACCTCTTCCACGCCGGCCTTCCCGTACGCGTCGGCGGTCCCCGCGTTCAGCGCGAAGGCTACCTCGGTGCGGGCGATCGTGCGCGCACGGGACTCCCAGATGGAGGGGCTCTCGATGGCGTCGCGCAGCCTCTTCTGCGTCCAGCCCTCCTCCAGCGCTTTCGCGATGGTGTCCTTCAGCTTCTCACGCACAGTCTGAGCTACACTCCACCGCGCGCTGGTGTTGGGGATCATGCTGCCGTCCTTCATGCGCCGCATACCGACCAGCTCCGCACCGCGCGTCTGAGCATATTCCGTGGCCGCCTCGTCGGTCAGCCCGAACTCGATCTCGACCCCGCCCACGTTCCGGGCCGCGACCTCTCCCTCGAGGTACGCGTCCTTCACCGGATCCTCGACCGCCTCGACGAATACGTCCCAGTCCATGATGCGGTCCACCTGGTCGTCGTCGACCTTGCGCAGCTTGCCGGCCTCCAGATCTCGCACGGCCAGGTCGGCCAGCTCGCCGCGGCGCTCGCGGAAGTGATCCGCGACGGCGCGCTTCAGCCTGCGCTCCAGCCGCAGCCGGCGCCGTGCGGCGAGCAGGGGCCTCCGCGCCTTCGCGATCACATGGAAGGCCCATGCCACGTCGTCCTGGCTACGCGCTTCGGCGAGCCACTCGGTGACGGCGAGGTGGGTCGCCTTCGCGATGGCGCTGGATCTGAAGCGCACCGCGCGCCTGAGTACCCCGGACTCTTTGATCTCCTTCATCGCCAGCTTCCGCCAGCGGCGCATGTCGAGAGCGGCGAGCCTGGGGGCCGCGTCCAGGGTGTCTCCCGCCGCGCCAGTCCGGCGCTGGCCGTCGTCAAGGCTGGGGGCGGCGTCCAGGATGCGGCGGGCCTCATCGACGCCGCCCTCCGGGGCGCTGCCGGTTCCCACCGCACCCCGCCCCGCGGCCGTGCCGCCGGGGACCTCGCTGAAGGCGTCCAGCGCCGCGGCGTCGATCACCAGAGGACCGCTGGGGGTCATCACGAACGGCCGGTCGATCCCCAGCGCGTCCTTGCCCAGCTCCTCCCTCCACTCGTCCACGGTGATGACGGCCCGGTCGATCATGTCGCGGTTGCGGTCGTGGATCAGCCGGCTGTCCTCGTCCTTGTTCGCTGTCCAGACCGACTCGATCCCAGAGTAGCCCCAGAACTGCTCGGCCTCGGTCGTGAACACCGCGGACAGGAACCGCATCATCGGTTTCGTCCCGCTGTCCGTCGCGGCCTGTTCCGCCTGCTCGGACGTCGCCCGGTTCATCATCTGCACCACCGGGAGCGGCGACACCCCGACGGCCCAGGCGGCGATGCGCCACAGGAACTCCTCGAACTGAAACTGCCACTGGTCCTGACCGCGCGGGTTCTCCAGGCCGGCCCCAGGCCCACCAAGCATGAAGCGCAGTTTCGACTTCTCTCCTGGCTCGCCGGCGAGGAGCTCGTCGAAGATGGTCTGCGCCTGCGCCACCTGCTCGGGCGTGAAACCCTCAGGCAGCTTCCAGAATGCGTCCGGGATGCTGCCCTCGGTGTAGAAGTTCAGGTAGTGCAGCTGGCGGTTCAGGATCAGCTGGATGGTCAGCAGGAACCTCTCGACCGGGCTGTGGCCGTAGGGCGTCCACGTGCGTACGTTCTTGGGCCGGTACGACAGCTCGTACTTCGGGAGCCCGCTCGGGTCGAACGGGTCGGGCTGACCCCAGGCGGTGGTGAACTCGGTCTCCACTACGCCGTCCACGATCTGCTGGTAGGCCGGCGCCGGCGGCTCGGGCGTCATCCCCAGGTCGTCCACCAGCACCTTGACCTTGGTGCCGTCGATGGGGAGCATCCCGATGGGATCTCCGTTCCTCCTCCTCCACCGATAGAGGGCGAGCGCGTCGGTGACCAGGATCTCCTCCAGCGCCATGGTCAGCCAGGTGTTGAACTCGTTGCGGCCGTCCGGGCGGCGCATCTGCTGGTTCATCGCGGCGATCGCCGACTCCTGGCTCTGGCTGACTCCCTCCTTGGCCTTCCACCCGTGGGTGAAACCGCGCACCTGGCCCTTCAGATCCTCGATGCAGATGCGGACCGGATCGCAGGCGTCGGCCAGGTGCCTGAGGGTCTCGAACGGGGTGAGGCTGCGGCGCGCGTCCTGCCGCGGCGTGATGCTGAGGTTGTAGCCGGCCCAGGGGACCAGGTGGCGGGGTCGAGCCGGCGGGGCGAGAGACGGTGACAGCGGCGTGCCGGGGTCGGGGGTGCGGGTCAGCGGCAGGCCGTCGAGTCCGACCAGCATGTGGGTGGGCGGCGTGAGCGGCGTGCGCCGGATGGCCCGTACGTCACGCGGCATTCTTCTTCTCCTCGGCGCGCTTCCGTTTCGCTTCGAGCTGCCCCTGCAGCATCCTCAGGTACGCGCCCGGGCCGGTGAACAGCGACCCGATCCCGATCACTCCAGCCATGACGGTGTCATCATGCTCTCCCGACGGCGCCGAGAACTTCCAGTTGCCCGTCTTGCCGCGGACGCTCTTGAACCGCCTGTGCTCTCGTATGATCGTCTCCTCGTTCGGCAGTGTCAATCCCCCCGTGCGCGCCAGCTTGATCCACTCCAGGATGGCCTGCCGCTTGCTGAGCTCGTCCGTCCACCATCCCTGCGTGCGGGCGTAGACCTTCGTCGTGTCGTCCAGCAGCTTCTGGCCGTTGTTGCGCTCGATCACCACCAGCCCATTGTTCCAGTGCCGCCCGATGACGGCCAGGCGGTCCTCCAGCGTGTCGCCTCCGAGGCTTCCCGGCGCCGGCGCCGCGCTGTCCCCGCGCTCGCGGTAGTACCAGCTCGCCCGCACGCACGTCACGCAGATCGGCAGCGCCACGGTGTAGTCGTCCACCAGGCCGACATCCACCGGGATGATGTAATCGTGGCCCGGGTGGGGGGTCTTGTCCCACTCGGCGGTGAACACCCCGTCGATGTACGGCGCCAGGATCGTCTCCTCCGCGACCACCCACTTCGCGCCGTACACGCGGTCGTACTCCGACCGCGGCCAGGTCGCCAGGGCGCGGTCGTGGCGCGCCTTGTACGCCGCGGCCTCTCGGTCGAACCCCTGCGCCACGAGGGCCCGATAGCGGTGCTCCCATGTCCAGTGGCGGAAGGTCCCGACTTCTTTCGCGGTGCGGCAGATGTCCTCCCACTCTGTACCCTGCACGGTCGCGTTGCCGATGTACCGGCGCGGCCCGAGGGTCGCCATCATGCGCTGCTCGAGCAGCAGGCGCACCATGCGGGTGACGGCGTGCGCCTCGTCGACGACGAGCCAGTGCACGGTCCGCCCGGACAGGTTCTCCGGCTTGTGCCAAGAGCGGAACTCTATGATGGAGCGGACGGCCGGGATGAAGATCCACGGCGGCTTGCTGCCGCGGTGCGGCACGTGCGCGAGCCCGCTGGACCCCAGCACCTGCACGCACGCGTCGAAACCGTCCATGACCTGGGTGTAGGTCGGGGCGGTCCACCAGCCGCGGGAGCGAGGTTCCTCGAGGGCCTGCTTGACGGCCCAGTTGGCGGTCGCTTCCGTCTTGCCGACCTGCGGGGTCGAGACGGTCGCCGTCTCCTCGGCGTCGTCGAAGATGAGATCGAGCTGGTAGTCGTAGAGGTCGTCAGCGAGTTCGAGGACGCCGGCGGGGGGGGACGACCTTGTAGGCCGGGATCTCGCCCCCGTGGTGGATCTGGATCGGCGGCGTCTCGTCCGTGCCCCCGACCTGGTACGGGATGCGCCCATGGAGTCGCTCATCGAGCTGGATCGCAGCCCGGGCGTCTCCCTTGATCGCCAGGGCCGTCAGAATATCGACGACTAACGAGACTGCGGCGTCGGCGTCGACCTCCGATGGTTTGGTAATGGATCGCGGGTCGCGACTGTAAAGCGCCCTAGCCTTGGCTGCTGTGTGCTGTTGATAGAGAGACTTCGCCTCTCGCGTCGTTATATTCAGGGCGCCGCGCTTGCGCCCGCCGACGCTGCCGAAGGGTCGGCCGGCCCCGGTCCTTCTACCGCCGCTTCTGCCGCGTGCGCCCGCCATGGTCAGGCTCCTGAGCCGCAGGCGGCCGCATAGCGGTCTCGGATCACATCGCAGTACGCAGGGTCGATCTCCATCAGGAACGCCCGGCGGCCGAGGCGGTGGGCGGCGATCAGCGTGGATCCGCTGCCTCCGAATGGGTCGAGCACGATATCGCCGGCCTTGGTGCTGTTGCGCAGGTGCGCCTCGATCAGAGCGACTGGCTTCATGGTCGGGTGTTCCCGCGACGCTTTCGGGCGCGGCACGTCGAACACACTGACCTGGTCGGAGCCTCCGTACCATCCGTCGCCGCCATGGCCACGGCGGCCATCGCCCGGAGTGAAGCCGTACAGAATCGACTCGTGGACGTAGTGATAGTCGGAATGGCCGAGGACCATTGCATCCTTCCGCCAGATCAGGCCCTGTCGATAGTCCCACGGGACGGAGGTGAAGGCGCGCAGGAAGGCCATATATCCGCGGCCCGATGGGCTGCAAACATACGCCGAGGCGCCACGGGACAAGTGATTGTTGACCGCGCCGAAAGCGCAAGCGAGGAGGTTCTCGGTCTGCTCTTCCTCGTCGTTTTCCATCGTCATCCTGCGGCGGGTCCCCCCGACATACCGGACCCCGAACGGAGGATCGGTCCATAGGCACACCGCAGGACCATGGCCGTCGAACAGGATCGAGTACGACTGCGCCTGCCGCGCGTCTCCGCAGAGGAGCCTGTGGGCGCCCAGCTCGATCAGCTCGCCAGGTTTCGTTCTCGGTTCCCGCGGCAGCGGAGGTGCATCATCGCACGCTTCGGGAGCACCAAGAATCCGGACGAGCGCCGACTCCGAGAAGCCCGCCAGGTTGGCGTCGATCGACGGCAGGTCCTTCAGCAGGCCGGCGAGCCGGTCCTGGTCCCACTCCCCCTGCAGAGCTGGGTTGTTCAGCGCCACGTTGAGCGCCTTCTCCCGGACCTCGTCGACCTCGAGCACGCGTACGGGCACGGACGCCCACGCCAGCGCCTGGGCCGCCTTGAGGCGCTGATGGCCCCCTACTACCACCAGGCGGCCGTCCGCGCGCCTGTTGGCCACCAGAGGCTCCACCAGGCCGTACGCCCGCAGCTCCTCAGTGAGCGCCTGCAGGGCCGCGGCCTTGATCTTGCGGGGATTGTACGGGGCGGGCTCCAGGTTCCCAATCGGAACCATCTCGACCGCGAACGCGGCCTGTTTTGATTGTTTGGCGCGTCTCACGCAGGTCAGGGTAGCCCTACGCCCGCTCGATCGTCAAGGGTCTTCGACGTGGAACGCGAGGTCGTCGATGGGGAGGATGGTCGGACAGCCTGGGTAGCGGCAGGGGTGAGGGCTCAGGTATGGCACTACTTCTCCCTCAGCCTCTCCAGCTCGGCGCGGGCGTCGGCATG